CTATCATCATCTCAACACATTCGTAAGCCCTACCACCTGAGAGCTTCCATTTGTATGTCTGTGTCCAATGAGATTTTCTAAGTCTTGGTTTTACTACGTTTCCGCCAAAAAAATTGGCAAATTTTTGCACTGAATCCTTATCACACATTTCTACAGAACATTGAAATGATTTTCTGCCATTACCTTTACCCCAAACACCAAAACTTCCCTCACCATCAAATAATCCAGCTAGAAAAAGTAATTTATTTGTTTCGTTTAGATTTTCGTAAGACTTTTTTGGCATCTTTCACTGTAATTCCTTGTGAATTAGGTCCTTTCTTGGGTGGTGGCCCAGATTTAACTCCTCCACTTAAACCTTTACGCTTGTTTTGTTCTTCTGATCGCATTTTTACCTGCCTTAAATATTGATGCAACTTTAGATTTACCCATAACCTTAGCTCTTTGTTCACCGACTGTTAATATTTGTATTTTTCTTGCAAATGGTTTGTTAATACGTTTAACTTTTGCAACTGTAGCACTAGCATCTGCTGGAGTTGCAAATTTTATCTTTACAGTATCTCTAGGATTCTCATCAGTATACAATCTTCTACCTGAACCTTTAGGTTTTTTACCAGTTCCAACTTTAGGGTCTTTATTTTTTCTCAAGTTTTTTCTCCGCTATCTCTAATCTATCATCTGACTGCTGATCTTGTTGTGCAAGTCTATCATAATCAAACTCTAAACGTTGAGCAGCTCTTTGATTTTCTTGATCTGCTTTAAATCTTGTTTCTTCTGCTTTTCTTTGTAGATCCATAGCTCTTAAATCTATTTCTTGTTGTTTAATTCTAACTAACGGATCTTGTTTAGCAGCATTTGCTTGCATTTCTGTTTGTGCAAGCTCTTGTGTAATTATTGCAGCAGCTTTCGCTACCTCTGCTTCAAACATAATACTAAATTGTTCAGGATCTGATTGTGCCATCTGTTGCATTTGTGGATTTTCCATCATTACAGCTCTTACTTCTGCTTTTGCTTTAAACGAAACGTGATCAGATATATGTGATTGCATCAATGCATAAACTTGTGGATTGATTTGAACCATACGTGTTGCCATAAATGCCATGTGAGCAGCAATATGTGCATCGTGATCTTGGAATTCAAACGCTGTTAACAACTTCATCTGTAAAGCACGTGCATTTTCTTTTGCAGGGTCTTGTGGTTCTGGTTGTTTTGGCGGTGGTTTAAGTAAAGCTTCAATTTGTTTAGTACCTAATGCTTCATAAACACGTCTATAAGCTTCATGTATGTTGTGAATTGCAGGATTTGACTGTGCAATTTGTAATTGAGATTGTGCTAAAGTCACTCTTTGAGCCATGCTCATAATATTTGGGTCTGCAACAGGTAAAATATCTACTCTGTTATCAAAATCTAATTGTTTTATTTCTCTTGGACCACCATAAACATCATATGGATATACTGGCGGTAAAGATTCACCACAAATTCTTGCTAAAATTTTAAATTCTAGTCTCATTGCATAGTAACAACGCTTGTGAACACCACTCATTACACGTGAACCACGCTCCATCATCGCCATTGTTGTTCCAACAGCTCTATTTTGTGCATCGTTACCAATATTATTATCAGTTATTGCTGCAAATTTTTGTCCTGCTTGTACTACAAAACCCATCAAGTTGTATAAAGTTGGTGAAGGCTCTGTAAATGGTAAATTAAAAAACTGATCTCTGATGTTTCCGCCAGGTGCATCCACATCTCTGAACTCTCCTGGTTGAATTGGTTGGTCATCATCTCTAACTCTCATACCTCTAGACTTAAATCCAGCAGGTAAATTTTTTAAAGTTCCTGCATCAATTAATTGTCTTAGTGATTGTGTAGCTGCTTGAGACAAACCACCAATCATATGAGTCAAACCAAAACCATAGAAACCTAAACCAGGTAAAAATTTGTAATGAACAAAATATTCTATTCTTTGATATGATGGATCATCAGGTTGATAATTTCTATAAATAGATAGAACTTCTCCTGACCCTTCATCAATAGTTACGATGTAAGGTATTTTAATTTTTTTTGCTTTGTCATCAAAATCCTCAAAGTCATCTAAGTTTAGATCAACATGCATTTCTAAAATTGTATGTAAGTAATCAGAACCTGTTCCCTTAACACCTTCAAGTTCATTTAATTTTTTTTGTACTTGATCAGGTTCGCTGTTTGAATCAATTAAATCTATGTCTCTGTAAGAACCTGCAGCCATTTTTTTTGTTACTTCGTTAGCTGTCATTTTAATTACATGAGTTATTCTTTCACAATCTTTTAAATCTGAGGCATAGTATGGAACAACTAAATCCTCAGCTGGAATAAATTTAGATACAGGTCTATCTAGCATTGCATCGTAGTAAATTTTCTTAAATGTAGATCCTGACAGTGGTAAGTAAAATAGCATTTGATCCATATCAGTTGTGTAGTCTTCCATCTCTTCCATTAACAAATAGTTCATGTAGTCCTTAACTCTATCTGCCTGGGCTTCGGTAGCCGGTGTTATTGCACCTACAACTTGGGTTCTGACTGGACCATCTGATGGAACAAGTTCTTTATAAGCTTGTGCTTGGAATTGAGTAACAGATTCAGCTAACAACGGATGAGTGACACCAGATGCACCTTTAAATGGTTTTGTGACTTCTTGATACTTAGTTCCTAATAAATCTAAACCTTTAATATATGCGTCTTCCCATTCTTTTCTAGAAGTCTTATCTTTTTTATATTCTTGAATAAGATCCATACCCATATCTTTGAGGGTACGTTCATCCATATTTTCTGCAAGGTTTGCATTAAAATCATCTTGAGGTCTTTCCTCAACCATTTCTTCTTCACCTTCAACTGTCACATCAACAGGTAAACCGTCAGGTTGTTCTTGAATTTCTTCTTCTTTGATCTCTTCTGTTACTTTTTCGATTGCCATAATTAATTGTACCTTATTGGTTTAAACATATCTACTACAAGTCCACCGAGTTTCTTGTAGGTTTTTTGTGTGCCTCTCATTAGGGGGTTCACTTTAATCGCAAAAGCATCAAAATACAAGGCAGGATTAGAAGATTCTATAAATGTATATCCACTACCATCAGCACTTGAAACATCTTCATGATATGTGCTTTTTACTTCTTTACCTGAAAGTTTATGTCTATCAGGGTATTTAAATCTATCTGTTGATATTTTTTTGTAAGGTTTAGATGGATCAGATAAAGATATTTTTGTTGATCCTGCTTTTGATCCATATAATCTAGCTGCTCTTTTCATTAGATTTGGCATTACTGAAGTACCACTTTTATTGATACCTTTACCATTTGCATAGCCGTAGAATCTTTCGTTACCAGCTTTGTAGCCTTGACGGAAACTTAATTTGTCAAACGGGGCAACGGCTACGTAATCTACATTTTCTCTTGCTGCTCTTTGCATTAAATATTTTAGTGCATGGTCTCCATATTGGTCTGCTTCAACCATAGGAAAATAATCATTTGCACCACCTTTAGCAGTCATTTTTTTTATGGCTTGTGTTGTCTTAGCTAATTGATTTGATATGGCAATTTGTGCGGATATATCAACTTTCTCAATTGCATCTTCCATAGAACTTACAAGTTTTGATCTTTCGTTGTTGAGTAATTTTATTTCAATATCTTTTTGGAAAGGATTGATTCTTTTTACACCATCAAGCTGTTCAAACTTTTGTAAATTTTTTGCAACACTTTGGTTTACATCAGATTGTATTTCATTAATCATAAATACCTTTTTACCATCAGGTGTAAATCTTGTATCAAACCTTACGTGATAAATGTTATTTGTTTCTTTACCAAGAACATCTGAAAAGTGTCCTCCTGTATTGAAAGGAGATCTATTTGTTACAATCTCTTCTGGAAGAGTCATGATTGTTTCTCTGTAATTAGTACCACCATCAAGTGTATAATTTCTCTCACCACCGTAATATGTTTTTGTGCTTCTTAGCGGAGCTGCAGCTGAATTAAGTTCACCTTCTAATTTATTTAAAACTAATTTTTGTGATTGATCAAAGTTAGGTCTAGCCTTTGCCATTTTTAAAGCTTTGCTTAAATTTCTAAAAGCTCCTTGTCCCATCTCACCATTTTTTATTGCAACTAGTTCAAACTGAGCATCACTTAATTGTCGAACTATATCATCATCATTTTTGTATTTTACTTTTAATGCTTGTAATTTATCTCCAAGTATTTTTGCAGTGTTATCAAATTTTTCTCCTGCACCTGATGGTCTTCCTAACTCAATTGGTTTCAACCTATTCATAGGATTTAATTTAATCATTGCACCAAGTTCATTGGCATCTAATTTTATTCCAAACTTTTTGGCTGCTGCTAACAGACCACCAGTCAAATTACCTTGTTGATCAAATATAGCAACGTTAGTATCAAACAATTCCTCTTTTGAAATATTAACTTCCTTACCTACAAAAGGTCCTGAATCGTATTTAAATTTTTTCTCTGCTCTTTCTATTCTTGTTGATGGTTTACCAAATACAGTAAAGTTAACTTTTCTTGTTGAAGTTAAATGATCTAGCCACTCATCTGCAGTATAAGATCCTCTACCTTTTCTCATTACCCAATCGTATGTAGATGATCCGAAGCCTGGAGCCATGTCATCACCCATCTGCAGTGGTTTTGTTTTCTTAAGAACGATAGGTGGATTTTTAATTTCTTGTGTAGCTAACTCTTGGCCTTGAGCCTGTGATGGCTTTGGTTGATAAGTTATCTGCTTTTGTTGTGTTCCGGTGGTCGGTGTTGCTGATTCTTTTTTACCTCCAAGAATCCTTCGTCCGATCCCTCGTAAAATATTCGTAAGGGACATTGTCCCTCCTAATACATTTTTGTAGGTTTATTTTTACCTAATTTGCATTTTACTTTTATAGACTTACCAGATTTGTAACCCATAGGCTTGTTCATCATTCCACCACCCATATAGTTTCCAGCCATTATATTTTTCATTCTTATATCATCTGGTTTAAAAAAATCTTTAACAGCACGATCTCCACGTTTACCAGTCAAACCAATACTTTTGTAATATGCTGCATCTTTACTTGGTTTGCTGTATTTACCAGCTTCAACATTTTTTCTAAAACGTTCTGGACTTCTCATGTTTGAACCTGCAATAACTCTATCTGCTTTCATTCCTCCAGCTTTAACACTTTCGTTTAAAGCATCAGTTTTAGCTTTTATAAATTTACCAAGTGTAACTGATGAGTCTTCTTTTCTACCTATTCTACCTGCTCCACCTAATGCTCCAAGTCCCGCTCCTCTTCCTCCTGATCTTCCTGATGGTTTTGGTTTTAATTTTCTTTGTCCTCTTTTTTTAGCCATTTCAGTAACTGGAGATTTTTTAGCGTCTCCACCTTCAGCATATCTCTTCATCATGCCACCACCCATTTTTTTATTAAGTTTATTTAAAGCTGAATTAATTGTTTTTGTTTTTTCTGAAGGAATTCCTGGTTTCTTTTGTTCTCTAAAATCTTTTAGAGTTTTTTTATTCTTATCTTCTTTCTTTTTAATTTTAGATTTTAAATATTGTTGTGCAGCGACTCCTACTCCAACAATAGGTAAAACTATTTTACCAAGTCTTGTTGCTTTTGCTGCTTTCAAAGCTTCTTTTTTTAACATTTGTCTTTTGTTAAAATCTTTTGCAGACTCTCCAGGTTTAAAACCTTTTGCTTCTCTCATCTCTGTCATTGACTTGTAAGTCTTTCTAGGTTTTGTCATTTTTGGTTTGACACCAATAATTGTGCTAGTAGCTTTTGCTTTGTCTCCAGCACTTACACCCGTTCTAAAAACTTTTGAATAACCAGCAAATGTTTTTCCTTTTGCAGATTTAGCAGTAGTGCCTTGAATAGACTTACCAACTCTAGCTTTCATAACTTTACCTGGTTTAACAGATTCATCTTGTAAACCCATGCCTCTGCCTTTTGCTTTTTCTTCTCTAAGCACAGCGAAATCTTTCTCATCAATTTTATTTGTAGGAGGAGCTTTGGCTGCAATTTTTGCTTGGCCACCTGTAAGCATACCTTTTTTTTGCATTTCTCTTTTTTTCTTTAATCTTTTATCGTACATGCTTCCAGATTTAATCATGTTATCTCCTAATAATATTTATACTCTTTTTCTAATTTCATTGGTGGGTCGTCCCAATCGTCCGAGTACGTAGAAACAAATCCACCTTGTCGATATCTTAACACAGCTTGGGTCATAGAATCAACATAGTCATCGTATTGTCCATTAGGGAATGCTGCACATTCTTCAATCACTTCCTGTGCCCAATGTTCTTCTAATGGAGCATATACCATACCAGACTCAAATACAGGTGCGCAGCTATTAATACGTGTGTGCTTGTCTCGTCCTCTAGCAGGAACATAATCAATTACAGGTATACCTGCACGTCTAAGTTCATGAATTAATGGTGTACCACTAGCTTTAGCTTCAATGATCACGGTTTCCGGTTCCCAATAATGATATTGCTCTAATGCAACATTTTTTAAATCTGGGAAATCATAACGTCCCTTTTGAGCATCTAATAATATAATTGCTTTCTCATAACCTTCTATAGGTTCAAATACCCCCCAAGTTGTAATTGCAGAATAATCAGCAGTTTCTTTTTTAGAAAATGCAGTATCATAAGATTGTATCACGTGAAGCAGTTTTGGAAGATAATCCTTATCATAGTCTTGCCACCACTCACGTTTTATAATAGCACCCTCTTCTGAAGTTGGGTCCTGCATATACTGAGCATTCCAGTTCTTTGTTGAGATTGAAGCTTTTACAGAATCTAAATCTTCTTTACTCCAATACTCAGGCCATACAGGTTGATCGTTTGGAAGTATGGCAGGAAATTCTATAACATCCCACTTATCTGCTTTTGGTTCTGATTGTGCTTTGATGAGCCTTCCTGTTAAATCATCGGTAGCCCAACGAGTCATTACAACTAAGATTCTTCCTCCAGGTTGCAAACGTTGTCTGGGTCCTGAACTGTACCATTCGTATGCACGTTCCATCGCTGAGTCAGACATTGAGTCTTGCTCAGTATGTGGATCATCGATAATAAGCAAATCGGCCCCTCGTCCCGTAATCGAACCGCCTACACCCGCTGCAAAGTATTCACCACCATGATTGGTTTCCCACCTACCTTTTGCTTTACTATCTTCTCGAAGTGTAACATCTCCAAAGATCTCTTTGTACTCTCTGGTGTTCATTAAGTTACGAACTTTGCTACCGAACCTTGAAGCAAGTTCAGCGTTATGTGATACCTGCATTATTTTTTTCTTTGGATACTTTCCAATATACCAAGCAGGGAATAAATAAGATGCGAATTCAGATTTAGTATGTCTAGGAGGCATATTGATGATGAGCCTCTTTGCATCACCGTCAGCTATTTCTTGAAAAGATTCAGCTATAATTTGATGGTGGCCAAACTTTTTTGGGTCCTTTGTTTTACGATAAATAAAATCTTGCCAGACAGACTCAGCAAAAACTAAAAAATTATCCTGGCATAACTTGATCCACTCTAATTGCTTTTTTAGAATAATATCTTTTAATTCTTCTTCAGTTAGGTTCTCAATATTCATACCGTTTGGGACCCTAGTATATTTATATATCCTACTTTGTAAACCCGTTCGCCCAGTGCTTCAGGGCTGTGATGCGTGAATTACAGGTTAAAATTTAGAAAAGCAGGTTGTTGGAAAAGTTGAGCCTTCTAAGGCGTGGGCGTGGGCGTGGCGTCATAGACGCCACACTGTTTATTATTAATTATTCTGTTGTGTGTAGTGCCTGAACAAGTGTGCTAAATTTCTTTAGTACATTTTCTTTGAACTCATCAACAATAGGATTGCCAACATTTTCAAGAATATGTTTTTCACATTCGCCCATTAGCAACTGAAACATGATTTCATAATTGAGTTGTTTCTTTTGTCCATTCTCAATAACCATGTCAGCTAGTGTAGTAGGCGATTGCTCGCCTACTCTTTCAGCTAATACTTTAGCTATGTTAATCAAATCATTATTGGGCATTTGATACCTCACCGATTGCTTTATATTCACAATAAGCAATTTGCTTTTGGTGTGCGTTCCATAAATCTAAATGTGATAATTTAAATTTATCTTTATCAAAAGATTTTCTAACTCTGTTAATCTTTTGTAATCCAAAACTGTTGCCATGCTCATCTTGAACAATAACTAAATTTTGGTTTGTTCTCTCAAATAGATTAACAATATGTTCTTTCATACTATCTAACTCTTTGTTAAGTCTATTTGCTTTTAGCTTTAGTTGTGCATATGCAAGAACTACTTTTTTTTCTTCTTGCTTTAGCTTTTTTGCTGTTTGCATATTTTCCTCTTTGTTAAGTTATATATTCTTATGAATACCCTATCTTTATATATCTTATCTTGTCTTATGCAATAGTTAATTTATCTTTTTTTTAAGGT